AACAGTACATCTACGACATATCCCTTCTATTTGGGAAATTCAACCTATTATTGGCACTATGCTTATCTCGGTTCCAACACAGTGAAACTCGGAAGCACGAACAATTCAAAAATCGGTTTCTTCAGCACAACACCTGTCACAAGACAGACTGTATCCAGTAGCGCCACGGTTGCTACGCTGATTACAGCACTTAAAAAATATGGACTCATTGGTTAAGGAGGTTATCCCATGACGATCAAACTGAAAAGCATCATTCAAGCGATTTCGGCACTGTCCAAGGTTTCTGCCGGAGATCTCAGTCTGCACCTGGCATATCGTTTAAAAAAGATGATGAACGAACTCCAGAAGGAGGCAGACTTTTTCTCGGAGCAGCGTATCAAAATCTTTGAAAAGTACGGTACACCCACCGATGACGGCAACTATAACTTTGAGGGAGAGAATGAAGCCAAGGCAATCTCCGAACTGGAAGATCTGCTCGATATGGATGTTTCTCCCGATATTGAGGTGATTGACATCCCCATCACCGAGAAACTTCATATTTCTGTGAACGACATCACGCTGTTGATGCCGTTCATTCATTTTAACGAAGAATAAGGAGGATACGACTATGAAACAAATCTGGACTGGCATTCAGTTGGCATTCACCGCTTTCGGCGGCTTCCTCGGGTGGTTCCTTGGCGGTTTGGACGGCTTTCTGTATGCGTTGATTGCCTTTACGGTGATCGACTACATCACCGGCGTCATGTGCGCCGTTGCAGACAAGAACCTCTCCAGTGCGGTGGGCTTTAAGGGCATCTGCCGTAAGGTTCTGATTTTCACCCTTGTGGGTATCGGGAATATCATCGATGTGTATGTTTTGGGCGAAGCAGGGGTACTGCGAACTGCGGTTATTTTCTTCTACCTTTCTAATGAAGGCGTGAGCCTGCTTGAAAACGCCGCCCATCTTGGCCTGCCGATCCCCGAAAAGTTGAAGGATGTTCTGGAACAGCTTCACGACAGAAATGGGGGCAGCGACGATGAATCTGCATAAACTGTTTCTGACTGAAAATGCCTGTTACAAGGCAAACCGAAAAATCAAGGTCAAAGGCATCATGGTACATTCCACCGGTGCAAACAACCCCTGGTTAAAGCGCTATGTGGGACCCGATGACGGTCTGCTCGGTAAAAACCAGTACAACAATCACTGGAACACCTTTCATCCCGGCGGCAGAGAGGTCTGCGTTCATGCCTTTATCGGCAAACTCGCTGGCGGCTCTATCGCCACTTATCAGACGCTCCCGTGGGATCATCGTGGCTGGCACGCCGGTGGTGCAGCAAACAACACCCATATCGGATTTGAAATCTGCGAGGACGGTCTTACGGATTACACCTATTTCCAGAAGGTGTACCGTGAGGCCGTTGAACTTTGTGCCTATCTCTGCAAGGAGTACGGACTGACCGAGCAGAACATCATCTGCCACTCCGAAGGCTACAAACAGGGCGTTGCATCCAACCACGGTGATGTGATGCACTGGTTTCCAAAGCATGGCAAGAGTATGGACACCTTCCGCGCAGAGGTAAAAGCACTGCTCGCCATTGGCGCGGATGCCACCGAAGAGAAGCCCGCCGAACCCACGGTGACCTACCCTGAAAAGCTGACCACGGGTTACTACCGTGTGCGTACGGATTGGAAGGACAGCAAGTCCCAGGTGGGTGCTTATCGCATCCTCGCAAGTGCTAAAAATGCTGCGGACAAGAACCCAGGCACTTTTGTGTTCACCAATGATGGCGTGGCAATCTATCCCGTCCAGGGTGATTCCGCTGCTGAAAATGCCTATCGTGTTCATACTGTGGTCAAGGGTGATACACTCTGGGATATTGCCGCTCTATACCTCGGTAAGGGTAGCCGATACCCCGAAATCAAAACACTGAATGGACTGACATCCAATGTCATCTACAGCGGTTGGAAGCTGAAGATCCCCAACTAACCACCAAGCCCATCGAGCCATTGCGGTTCGGTGGGCTTATTTTTTTATGAAAACGGCGTTAAGTTTTGAAAAAACAGCAAATGAATCCTCGGTGGTGCAGTGAGGAAGTCCCTCGGATTGGAGGCAACCACCATGACGGACATACAGAAAAATCAAATCATAGCCATGCGCAAAGAGCGGGCTACTTACACGGCTATATCGGATGCTTTGGGCATCCCCGTCAACACCATCAAAACTTTCTGCCGAAGAAACGGAATGACTTTGGAAGCACCCAAAGGCAAGCCTGTCTGCAAAAACTGTGGTGCAGAACTCAATAACACTCCCGGTGCAAGACCTCGCCTCTTCTGCTCTGATCACTGTAAGCAGACATGGTGGAATAAACACCGTAGAGAGCGTGTTAGCACAAAACTTGTTCCGCACATCTGTGCCACGTGCGGAAAGCCTTTCACTGATTACGGCGGGGCTAACCGAAAATACTGCTCCCAGGAATGTTATAGAAATGGGGGTATGTGTGATGGACAGTAAGACCTTCGATGCTCTATTGGGCTACAAATCTGCTGTTGCACAGGCTCGAATAATGCAGGAAAAAGGGCTGATAACTGCCGAAGAATTCACCATAATAGAGACAAAAATGTGTGAGGTATATGGTATCAATTTCGGCAGTATATATCGGGATATTGACTGGATAAATACCCCTTTTAGAGGTAATATGTGTTCTGATAAGGAGGTGGTATGATGCCAAAGACTGTAACAAAAATCAATTATCTGCCCAGGCTTGAAAGCAAGAAAAAGGTGGCAGCCTACGCTCGTGTTTCGTCCGGCAAGGATGCAATGCTTCAATCCTTGTCCGCACAGGTTAGCTATTATAATGCGCTGATCCAACGAGAGGACGGATGGCAGTTTGTCGGTGTGTATGCCGACGAAGCCATCACAGGTACCAAGGAAAACCGTCCAGATTTTCAAAGGTTGCTTGCCGACTGCCATGCAGGAAAAATTGATATGATCATTACCAAGTCCATCTCCCGCTTTGCCCGCAACACCGTGACGCTCCTTGAGACCGTCCGTATGCTGAAAGCGTTGGGGGTGGATATTTATTTTGAGGAACAGAACATCCACACTATGAGCGGTGATGGCGAATTGATGCTGACCATCCTTGCATCCTATGCTCAAGAGGAAAGCCGATCCGCGAGTGAGAACCAAAAATGGCGTATCAAAAAGAACTTCGAAGAAGGAATACCCTGTAATGGAGTCATTCTCGGTTACCGACTGATTAACGGTCGCTTTGAAATAGTTCCAGATGAGGCTGCAATCGTTCAACGGATTTTTGCAGAATATCTCGCAGGTTCGGGTACGCTGCTTATCGGAAAACATCTTGACAAGGATGGTATAAAGCCACGCCACAGCGAGGTTTGGAATCCAAACACAATTCATGATATTCTCCGCAACTACAACTACACCGGAAACCTTATTCTGCAAAAGACTTTTCGGGAGAACCACATCACAAAGAAGACCATCATCAATAGGGGTCAGCTTCCAAAGTACCACGCAGAAGGGACTCATGAAGCGATTATTGATATGGACACCTTCATGGCAGTACAAGCAGAGATCGAGCGACGTGCTGTACGATATGCCTCGCAAACTCCCATCACAAAGTATTACCCGTACTCGGGAAAAATTATCTGTGCCAAGTGCGGTAAAAACTATCGCCGAAAAACCACAAAAACACAGATTGTTTGGATTTGCGCCACGTTCAATACAAAAGGTAAGTCGTTCTGCGCCGCCAAACAGATCCCGGAAACCGTCTTAGATGCCTTGGTTGTCGAAATTCCCGGAGGCATTGACTCCGTAGACTGCATAACCGCTGATGACAACAACACACTGCACTTTCGGCTGAAAGACGGTTCTGTGTTGACCCGCACTTGGAAAGACCGCTCAAGGGCAGAATCATGGACAACCGAAATGCGTGAGCAAGCACGACAAAGAGCCAAGAAAGGAGTAAATGACGATGGCAAGACAGATAACGGTCATTCCAGCAACAAGGGATAAATTCACAGCACTGCCGACTGCTTCTATTCAAAAGCGGCGCGTCGCTGCCTATGCTCGTGTTTCTACCGACAGCGATGAACAGTTCACGAGTTATGAAGCGCAGATCGACTACTACACAAACTACATCAAAAAGCGCGACGATTGGGAGTTCGTAAAGGTTTATACGGACGAGGGCATTTCTGGCACTAACACAAAGCGCCGTGACGGTTTCAATGAAATGGTAGCTGATGCCCTCGCAGGCAAAATAGACCTCATTGTTACCAAGTCGGTCAGCCGATTTGCTCGTAACACGGTGGACAGCCTCACCACTGTCCGAAAGCTGAAGGACAAGGCTGTAGAGGTCTATTTTGAAAAAGAAAACATCTACACCTTTGACGGCAAAGGCGAACTGCTGATCACCATTATGTCGAGCCTCGCCCAGGAGGAAAGCCGGAGCATTTCCGAGAACGTCACCTGGGGACAGCGGAAACGCTTCGCTGACGGAAAGGTTACCATGCCGTTCAAACGCTTTCTTGGGTATGATCGTGGAGAGAACGGACAACCCATTATTAACCAGGAAGAGGCAAAGACTGTACTGCTGATTTACCACCTTTTCCTGCAAGGCAAAACGGCGGCAGGCATTTGCAAGCACCTTGAGGGACTTGGCATACCGACCCCAAGCGGTAAAAAGAAATGGAGCCAGACTACAGTGATGAGCATCCTTCAGAATGAAAAGTACAAGGGTGACGCATTGCTTCAGAAAAAGTTCACGGTAGACTTCCTCACGAAAAAGCAAAAGGTCAACGAGGGTGAAGTTCCGCAGTATTACGTGGAGAACAGCCATCCGGCTATTGTTACCGCCACCGATTTTGATGCGGTGCAGGATGAGATTGTCCGCCGACAGAATTTAGGACGCTCCTACAGCGGTTCGAGTGCCTTCGCTAGCAAGCTGATCTGTGGTGACTGCGGTGGCTTTTACGGTCAAAAGGTGTGGCACTCCACGGACGCATACCGCAGAGTGATTTGGCGATGCAATAGCAAATTCAAAGGTGAAGCCAAATGTGAAACACCGACTCTGGATCTGGAGACCATACAGCAGATGTTCCTTTCAGCTTATAATCAGCTGATGGGTTCTCGTGAACGACTGCTACGGGATTGCGAAACGATGCGGACTCTCGTGAACGATTGCACAGCCCTGGATGGCGAGATCGACAGTCTGAACGAAGAACTCCAGGTGGTTGCCGAACTGGTCAGTCAGTGCGTCAGAGAAAACGCCGCCACGGAACAGCCACAGGATGAGTACACCAAGAAATACAACAGGCTCGTCAAACGGTATGAAAAAGCCAAGGCTAGATTGCACGTTGTGACAGAAGAGAGAGATCGCCGATTGCAACGAGATCGGGAGCTGCGGGTGTTTATCGACTCAATAGAAAATCAGCCCCTCGTCCTTGATGCCTGGGACGAAGGGTTGTGGATCGGCCTATTGGAAACAGCAACGGTACACAGTGACAAAAGCATAGTTTTTCGCTTCAAAAGCGGAACGGAGATAACGATACCTGTATAAAAACGAAATCCTCGCTGCCTTTGTAGGTGGCGAGGTTTTCTTGCTATGCAACCTAACGCAAAGAGCACCCCAGCATTGGAGTGCAGATGCGCCTTGGTGGCCGTCTCAGTTTTATTTAGTTATTTTATAGCCTCGGAGTATGTGCTTTAACGAGCGCATACTCTCTAAAAGTATGCGGCACTCCTCTTGGGTACAATCAAAAAGGATGTCCATTTCTTCCTCTGTGCCAATTGCATTCGAGGACAGAAGGTTTCCTGCAAGCAAATCATCTGCGGACACATTTAACGCATTCGCAATGTTAAGTATCATCTCAAGGCTCGGAGCGCACTCTCCGCGTTCAATGTTGCTGATATAAACTCTGCTTGTTTCTGCCTGTTCTGCAAGTTGTTCTTGGGACAGGCCGTTCTGTTTTCTGTGATGCCGAACTCTGGCTCCAATGCTCTCACAATCTAACATTTTCATACCTCCTTTGGATGGCCATCCAAGGTGGTCGTATATTACCTCTGAGGTTGAATTATATCAACGCTGTATATGTTAAGTATGCAAGGCTACAATGCAAAATCTCACCCGGCACTTTGCATTCTTGCCCCATTGTAATCTGGCACTATACACTATGCCGAAAGTGTAATCTGTGGTTTATGGTAATGAGGAACGATGCAAATTAAAATATATGTACAACTTCCAATGCTGATGTATTCTGGAAATCTGGTTCAACTGAAAGGACTCAACAATGCTTGATTTATGTGGCGGTCAATTGAAACTGTATAGTAGTGTGACAGAAACCCCCGTTGACTGGCTGTGGTATCCATACATTCCGTTTGGGAAAATCACCTTGATACAAGGCGACCCTGGGTGTGGCAAATCCACATTAATGATGAGTATTATTTCGGCCGTGTCAAATGGGAGTTTTGCGCCGGATGGCAGAAAGCTGAAAAAGCCTATGCACGTTATTTACCAATGTTCCGAGGATGGTTTGAGCGACACAATCAAACCTCGCCTCATTGCTGCCGGTGCCGACTGTGCAAATGTGGCTTTCCTGGACGAGGAGATAAATTGGGTAACCCTAAACGATGACTCCGTCCGTAGGGCTATAGCTGATTTTAATGCAAAATTACTTGTGATAGATCCAATCCAGGCATATCTCGGAGAAGCGGATATAGCAAGTGCCTCTGGGATGCGGAAGGTGCTACGGCAGCTTTCCTTGTGGGCTGCCATGTATGACTGCGCGGTTGTCTTAATTGGACACCTCAACAAAAAGCAAAGTTCCAAAGAACTATACAGAAGTCTGGGGAGCATTGACCTGGTCGCCGCAGCAAGAAGCGTGATACAGGTAGAGCATATGGAGGACGATGCTATATCCGTGGTACACCATGTGAAAAGCAGTCTGTCTCCCAAAGGAAGAGACCTGTTCTTTTCCATCGATTCCTCACGAAAATTAGAGTGGTTAGATATTGACCCAGACAAATATCCGAGTACTGATGTGTCATACGAAGTGCAGGAAAAAATGACGAAACAAGCACGAGCGGCAGATATCCTTCGTGTAATGCTTGCGGATGGGCCGGTGGCAGTTTCGGAAATTCGCACCCTGTTTATGAAGGAGAACATCAGTGAACGTACCATAATGAGTACCAAAAAGCAGATGGGCATCAAGTCCATCAAAAGGGATGGCGCCTGGTACTGGCAAATTCCGAAAGCATCACAGAATAATTAAGAGGACGGGCTTATGGCAAACTTCCAATCAAGGGAACAACTTCGGCAGGTCTATCAACGGGTCGATGACAGCAATAAAAAATACATTCCTGCGAAACCCAAGGCAGATTTATATGGCGAAGGTCATGTCTACCGGGTCTGCGCCTATTGCCGTGTTTCCACCGACAATGACGAGCAGCTATCCTCCTTTGAATTACAGCAGCAGCACTATCGTCAGCTTGTTGAGGATCACCCCAATTGGGATTTGAAGCATATCTATGCCGATGAGGGAATATCCGGCACATCTCTGAAAAACCGCGATCAGTTTAATGAGATGATTGCCGAGTGCCAGCGTGGCAAATATGACCTCATCATCACCAAGAGTGTGTCCCGTTTTGCAAGAAACCTGGTGGACTGCATCTCTCTGATTCGTATGCTGAAAGGCCTAAACCCACCAGTAGGCGTCTTTTTTGAAACGGACAATTTATATACGCTTTCCGAGAACACAGAGTTCATGCTGTCCTTCCTCGCCACGTTTGCCCAAGAAGAGTCCGTCAAAAAGAGTGAGGCTATGAACTGGTCACTTCAACAGCGTTTCAAAGACGGCAAACTGCTGACTCCGGCGCCGCTCGGATATGATCGTCCGAAAGATGTGACGGGACGGTATATCAAATATGCTCCACTTGAGATCAATGAAAACGAAGCTCGTGTGGTTCGCTTCATTTTTGAAGCTTATCTTGCCGGATGGTCACAGGATCAGATTGCAGCATTGCTTACAGATATTGGATGCGAAACAAAGTCCGGCGGAACCGAATGGAATAGCGGTTCTGTGGGATACATCCTCACCAACGAGCGATACTGCGGCAGCGTTCTTACCTGGAAAACCTTCACGGCTGACCTTTACGAGCATAAGCATCGCAAGAACAACCAGGATCGTGACCAGTATCTGTATACGGATCATCATGAGGCTATCGTTTCCGTAGAGACATTTGAAGCTGCGCAGATACTCCTTGAGAACCGAAAGCACCATTTGCGTGGAGGGCTTCCCATGCTCCACGTTATTGATGAGGGTATTTTCAGAGGCTTCATCCCGATTAACCACCATTGGGTCAACGAAGATCCCGGTACATACTATGACATTTCCAATAGTGTCCGACAGCCGATCCGAACGAAGAATATTAGAAAGGCTGCATTTAGTGCGTTTGATCTTGAAGGTTACCAGGTTGTTCGCAGCCAGTTTCTTCAACTCCGCTATGAGGGCCCGGTTATCAATATTTCAAACGAGCGGATCTCCTTCAATAAGTTCTGCGCCCAGAAATTTGATAGTGTCGCGTATATACAGTTGCTCCTGCATCCTGTAGAAAGGCGTATTGCAATCCGTCCGTGCAAAAAATCTGATGCGCATAGTATTCGATGGAGACCGGACCCTGAAAAACCGTTCTATTCTAAGACATTGAACTGTCAGCATTTTGGTAATGCCCTCTATAGCATTATGGATTGGAATCCAGACTACGTTTACAAAATTCGTGGAACCTGGGCAACTCGAGGCAATGAACAGATTATCGTTTTCAACCTTCCTAATGCTATCCCCGCCACGCTTCTGCCCGTTAAGGATGGCGACGCCGTTAAAGCAAAGCGGCGTGTTGAGTTTTACCCAGAGGAGTGGGATGGAGATTTCGGTGAAGGTTTCTATGAGCATACCCTTGAAAACGGTTTTTATTATATTGCACCTCATACTGAGTGGAATTCACAAGCCAGTAGCATACTCGCTCCTGGCATAGAACAATATGCTGTTGCCTCACCGGAACAGCTTCAAATAACTATCGAGAATCTTATGAGAGGAATAGGTACAGACGATGGACAATAAGGCTGATCACTATTTTACAAACAGTACATTATTAGAGAACTCGCAAGAGGACATGGAGGATCTTGTCAGTCTCGCAGGTTATCAAGTTACAAAAGCGGAACTGTTTGCACACTCTCGTGAGCCTGCGATTACGATTTGGGAGACACGAATCAAATTTAATATGGCTTGTCTGCGGCGGTTTCCGGGTGTTACGCACATTCAGATTCTTATTCACCCAGAGGAAAAGCGGCTAATCGTTCGTCCCTGTCATGCAGATGCTCCAGATTCTCTGCGTTGGGCTCGTGGTGGTGGTGAAAAAGAACTGCAAAACCGCGACCTCCTCTGTAAAATTTTTGCTGCGAAAGTTTTCGATCTTATGGGATGGGACCCGCAGTTCCGCTATAAGATGATGGGCAAACCCGCAGTATGCGACGGCGAAATGCTGTACTTATTCAAGCTGACTGATTTTGAGTTGTTTGTCAACGGAAAGAAATCGAAAGCGTACCTTCCTGGGGAATGGAGAGAATACTTCGGCACCCCCGTTGAGCAGCACGAGGAGTCATACAAAATCAATCTTGCCGACGGATACATTACGACTGACAAGACTTAAGGAGGTATTCAAATGAACGCACTTAACCCTATCGAGGAAGTATCATTGGAGGGCTTCCAAATTGTTGCATCCGATATGTTTGTGCATCTTCCTCGCAAAAGTGATGCGACCTGCACTATTTGGCCGACAAAAATGTCATTCAGCAAACTGGTACTCAGTGCGCTGAACAACTGTGAATTTATCCGAATTGAGGTAAATCCGCACACA